ACCCTGGTCTGGGTCGAGGGCGAAATGGACAAGCTTTCGCTGGAAGAGGCCGGGTTTACGTCGGTGGTTTCTGTGCCAGACGGCGCGCCGGCCCCCGACTCCAAGTCCTACGACAGCAAATTCGACTTCATGGACTGCAAGGAGCTGGAGAGGGTCACGACCCACATCATTGCGGTGGACAATGACGCTCCGGGCCGGCGTCTGGAAGAAGAGCTCGTGCGCCGCCTGGGCCGCGAGAAGTGCTTGGTGGTTTCCTGGCCGGATGGGTGCAAGGACGCAAACGATGTCCTGTTGCAGCATGGCTCCGACGCCTTGGAGCAAGCCATCCGCAGCGCCCAGCCCCTGCCTGTGCAGGGCGTTCATACCGCAAGCGGCTTTCTGTCGGCGATCCTGCGCCGGTACGACGGCGAGCACCCGAAAGGCGCGTCAACTGGCTGGGCTGAGCTGGACAAGCATTACACCGTCCTGGGCGGCGAATGGACGCTGGTTACGGGCATCCCCGGCCACGGCAAATCCGAGTGGCTCGATGCCCTGATGATCAACCTGGCGAAGCAGCACGGCTGGAAATTCGGCGTGTTCTCCCCTGAGAACTTCCCCCTGGAGTACCACGCCGAGAAGCTGATGGAGAAGTACACAGGCAAGCCGTTTCACCCAGGCCCGACTGAGCGCATGAACACCGCAGATCTCGACCGTGCCGTTACGTTCATCGACCAGCATTTCTTCTTCCAGCACCCGGAGCGGCCCACGCTCGATGAACTTCTTGACCAGGGCAGGCAGCTGGTGGCGCAGCATGGCATTCGCGGCATGGTCATGGACCCCTGGAACGAGATCGAGCACGTCTACGACAAAGGCCAAACCGAAACCCAATATGTGTCCGAGGCGCTTAGCAGGATTCGCAGGTTCGCCCGAGACAACGGGGTTCATGTCTGGCTGGTTGCCCACCCGGCCAAGCTCTACAAGGACAAGGAAACGGGCGATTATCCGGTGCCGACACCCTACGACGTATCCGGCTCGGCGCACTGGCGCAACAAGGCCGACAACTGCATCACGATCTACCGGCACCTTCAGGACGACACGAAGCCTATTGAGGTTCACATCCAGAAGATCCGCAAGAAGTACGTGGGTCAGATTGGCATGGTGGAAATGAGCTACAGCAGGGTTACCGGTCAATACCGCCCCTTCGCGGGATATGCGCCCGTGTATTCGATGTACGAGGGGCAGCCGGCATGAACCTCGACCGCCTTCAGATCGTGCTGCCCTGGCCGGATTCCAGGCTCATGCCCAACCGAAAGCACGGGCGGCATTGGGGCGAAACGATCCGGGCGAAGGTGGCTGCCAGGACGGCAGGGATCTATGCCGCTGAGGCGGCCTTGGGGGGGAATCAATTGAGCGTGGGCGACCGCATCCCGGTGCGATTGACCTTCGTGGCCCCGAATCGACGCAAGCGCGACCTGGACAACCTACTCGCGGCAATGAAACACGCCCTAGATGGGATTGCGATGTACCTGGAAGTAGATGACAGCAGATTCCGCCCGATGACCCTTGACGACGGCATCGACAAGGAAAAGAAGGGCTTCGTGTTGGTTGAACTTGGATAGGAGAAGGGAAATGTTAAGCAAACAGCAAAAGACCATCGCGGCGCAACTGATGCGGGCGAGCGCCATAGAGCGGTTGTCTCGCATGGGCGCCCCGGTCAAACCAGAGGGTAAGGCGAAGATTTCGTATCTCGCCAAGCTGGTCAACCAGTACGCCGGGTTGCCGTTCACCGAGGACCCGATGGACATGATCCGGGCGTTCGCTACGGAGAAAGAGTTAGCCGCAGTGCCGAGCCGCGAACTCAACGGCATGCGTCAGCCGGCGTACAAGATGCCGCCCGCGTTCGTGATCGCAGCCGAACGCGCCAGGGCCTGCCAGCCGCCGATGATGAGCGTGTGCGGCTTGCGGGAAGGGTGGGACGGGCTGTGAGCGGCATCCAGTGGTGGCATCTGCCCGCGCTGTTCACGGTCGTCGTGTTGGCGGCGATGGGCCGGCCCTCCAAGAGGGCCCACAACCCCTTTCTCGCCATTGTCAAACTGATATTGATCCTGCTCGGAGTTATCGCCGTGCTGATAGCGTGGCTGGCGGGAGCGCTGCTGCGATGACCAAGGCACTTCCCTGGTTCATGTACCAAGACCCCGCCATCGTCTGCGAGCAGCAAGAGGCATGGCGGAACAACCAGGCCCGGAGAAAGCAGGAGCCGGCCATGACCATCAATGACCTTTTCAGTGAGGCCCCAGTGACGAAGGACGAAAGCGCACAGTTCGAGGATATTCTGCTGATTTGGTACAGGATATCGAAGGCGGATAAGGAAAATTTGGGCTATAGCCCGATATCGCCTGGGTTCGAGAAGTGCACGTCAACCGACGTGTATTTCGACGAACAAGACGCGGCAGATGCCGCCGACGAGAAGATCAACCATTACATAGCCGAACAAGTAGACGTCTGCCTCAGTACGTTGCCCGCTGCGCAGCGCATTGCGGTAGACGTCCACGCCAGGAACAAGTATGTCGGGAACGCCGTATTCCGAAACCCTCGGGTGACGCCAGAAGAGCAACACATTGCGTATCAGGCGGCAAAAGCTACTTTGTTGCCAATGTTGCGCAAACGCGACTTGATCACGGCGACCACTTGAGTTGTTTGGGTAGCGGGCGCAGAATTGAAGCGAGCCAAGTTGCGCCCAAAATCAGCCCGCCATCCGTAAGGATCGGCGGGTTTTTTGCGTTCTACCCAGGAAACCAATGGCACAAACTTCCCTAAGCCCTGAAGCTGCAAGTCAGGCACTGACAGCAGTAAGGGTGTGCGAGGGGAATGTCTCTGCTGCCGCGAAACTGCTGGGGATGCCGCGTCCGACCCTTGTTAACCGCCTGAGGGTGGCGGAGCTGATGGGCGCGAAGCCCGAAATGCGGCTAGTTGACACCGGGCAGTACGAGGAAGCGCACCTGACGATCAAGAACGGTAGCGCGGTTTTCTCGGGCGACGACCACTTTATTCCGGGCGTTGTTCCCGTTGCGCATAAGGCGCTCATCAACGTGCTTGGCGAGCTGGGGAGCGCTGTGAAGGCCCAGGTCAAGATGGGCGATTCGCTCGACTTCGCTGGGATATCCAAGCACCCCAAGAGTGGCTGGGAAGGGCGCCTGACGGTCAAGCAGGAGCTGGAGGTGACGCGGGAGCGCTTCGAGGAATTGCGAGAGGCGGCCCCGAAGACCAAGCGCATCCGCCTGAAGTCCAACCATGACATCCGCTTCGAGGCGCGGCTGGCGCTGGTGGCTCCCGAGTTCGAGGGGCTGACCGGCTTTCGCCTGCGCGACCACCTCTCGCATTGGGATGAGGTAGACCGCGCGGTAGTGAACGAGGAACTGTTCGCCCTACACGGCTGGCACGGCGGGGTACACGCAGGCTGGAACAACGTCGTCAAGGGCGCTGACAGCCATGTTGTGACGGGGCACACCCATCTGCTGGGCTGCCACCACCTGAAAGGCTTCAGAAAGACGCGGTATGCCATCCAGACGGGCATGATCGCCGACGCCGTGACGCCGCACTTCAGGTATGCGAAGGGCGCGCCCACGAACTGGCAGTCAGGCTTTGCCGTGCTGACCTGGGCAGATGGAGAGTTGCTGTACCCGGAATTCTGCGTAGTGCGAGACGACGGGAAAGCGTATTTCAGAGGCAAGCGGGTAGCGTAGGCGCCCAAGAAACCCAACATCGATTAGGGGCCAACATGGCTTACATCATCAACACAAGCAATACCCCGGTGCGCCGCATTGAGGCGCTGGCGGGCACAGAAGACGCCCTGGTGGGCAGTACCGCCATTGACGAAGGGAACGGCGACATCTACGCGCTGATCTCCTCGGGCTGGATGAAAGTATGGGACCACGAGACGGGTACACCGGCATCCCCCGCGCTGCCTGACGGTACGACGATCACCGTATCGAACGGCCTGGAAGGTGGGGAGCTGGTCGAGGTCGAATGCACTGTTACCGATGGCAAGGCGATCATCCCCGAGGGCTATACGCTCGCTGAGGCCGCATAAATCGGTTCGACCAACCCGATAGGGAGTCGAGATGACTGAAAAACAATCGAAACAATCTTCTGGGCGCGGCGGGAAGCGCCCTGGGGCTGGGCGCCCCAAGGGTTCGCTGGACAAGGGCAATGCCCTGATCCGTGAAATGGTTGTCGAGGCCCTGAACGAGGCGGGCGGCGTTGCCTACCTGGTCGAATGCGCCAAAGACCCGAAAACCACGAGCGCCTTCCTGTCGCTGATAGGCAAGGTACTGCCCGTGCAGATCTCGGGCGAGGGCGGTGGCCCTGTCCAGACTGTCACGCGCATTGAGTTGGTGCCGCTAGCCAAGTGACCGCTGTTCAAGTTTCCCTCCCGCCGAAGCTGATTCCAGTTTTCGACGGCGAGGCGGACGTTCGCTGGTCGTGCGGTGGGCGGGGGTCGGGCAAGACGCGCTCGTTCGCCAAGATGGTCGCAGTACGTGGCTACATGTTTGGAAACATGGGGATTACCGGGCAACTGGTGTGCGGGCGGCAGTTCATGAACTCGCTTGAGGATTCTTCGCTGGAGGAATGCAAGCGAGCCATTGAGGAAGAGCCGTTTCTTGCCGCGTACTACGAGGTGGGCGAGAAATACATCAAGAGCCGCGACGGCCGCGTGTGGTTCACCTTCGTGGGTCTGGACCGGAACGTCGCTAGCATCAAATCAAAGGGCCGGATTCTGATCCTGTGGGTGGATGAGGCCGAGCCGGTTGCTGAGACAGCGTGGACGACCGTTATCCCCACCCTTCGAGAAGAGGGCGAGGACTGGAACGCTGAGTTGTGGGTGACCTGGAACCCAATGCGCAAGACCGCGCCGGTAGAGGCTCGATTCCGTTTCAGCGACGACCCGCTAATTAAGGGCGTGGAACTCAACTGGCGGGACAACCCGAAGTTCCCTGCCAAGTTGGAGCGTGACCGCCAGCGCGACTTGCGTGATAGGCCGGACCAGTATGAACACATCTGGGAAGGCGCGTACGCCACGGTGGTTGAAGGTGCGTACTACGCCGCTCACCTGACGAAGGCGAAGCAAGACGGGCGCATTGGTTTCGTGCCGGCCGATCCGCTGATGACGATCAGGTTGTTCTGCGACATCGGCGGGACGGGGGCTCGTGCTGATGCATTTGCCATTTGGGCCGCCCAATTCATCGGCCTGGAAATCAGGGTCTTGGACTACTACGAGTCGGTAGGGCAGCCGCTGGACGCTCATCTGCGTTGGATGCGAGGCCGAGGATACAACCCGGACGCCGCGCAGATTTGGCTGCCTCATGATGGCGCCACGCAAGACAAGGTGCACGCGGTGTCGTACGAATCGGCGCTGCGTCAGGCTGGGTACACGGTGACTGTGGTGCCGAATCAGGGCCGAGGCGCTGCTATGGCCCGGATTCAAGAGGGTCGCCGACTGTTCCCGCGCATGCGATTTAACGAGTCAACCACGGCGCCGGGGCGCGATGCGCTGGGCTGGTATCACGAGAAGAAAGACGATAAGCGCGGCATCGGCCTCGGGCCTGAGCACGATTGGGCGAGTCATGGCGCCGATGCATTTGGCCTGATGGCTGTTGTCTACGAAGAACCGAAATCAATGGCGCCGCTGAACTACGGCTCCCTGGGAATTGTCTAAATGGCACGTATGCAAGACGACCAGCTACGCGCGCAACTGGATCATGAAATCCAGACCAGCGCGAACTGGCAAGTCTCGACTATCCGCGACGAGCAGGAGCGCAACTTGGCGTTCTATCTCGGCCTGCCTATGGGCAATGAGGTCGAGGGGCGCTCGCAAGTCCAAAGCCTGGACGTTTTCGAGGTGGTCGAGTCGGTCCTGCCGGAAATGCTGGAGCCGTTCTTCTCCGGGGACAACATCGGGCGCTTTGAGCCTACTCAACCGAACGACGAGGCATTCGCAGACCAGGCGAGCGACTACGTGAACTACGTGGTCAAGCGGCAGAACAAAGGCTTCTTGCTGTTCAATACCTGGATTAAGGACGGCTTGCTGTCGAAGGTCGGCGTGGTTCGGGCCGAATGGGTCAAATGTGACCCGAAGCGTGAGGAATACCAGGGTCTAACCGATGACCAGGTGGCGCTGATGCTCCAGGATTCTCGCATCCAGATCATCGAGCACGAGACGTACCCGGTCCCTGGCATGGAAATGCCCGTTGTGCCGGAAGGCGTGGACCCGAATGAGGTTCCGCTGCCGCCGATGCTGCATGACGTGGTGATCCTGCGCCAGATGCCCGGGCGGGTGAGGGTCGAGAACGTCAAGCCTGAGAATTTCATTGTGTCTCGTGGCGCTGCAAGTCTGGAAGCGTCGAAGGTGGTCGGCGAGATCGTCAAGTACACCCGGTCAGACCTGATCGAGATGGGCATCAGCAGGCAAGCGGCCGATGATGTCACGTCGTACGACATCGGGACTGGCCAACTCGAAACGCTGGACGATATCCGCGAGGATGGCGAAGGGGCTGAGTACGAAGACGACGCCGCTGACCCGGCGCTTCAAGAAGTCCACCTGTTTCGCGGCTTCCTGAAGGTCGATTACAACGGTGACGGCGTGGCCGAATACCGGCGTGTGCTGGTTGGCGGAAATGCGATCCTGGAGAACGAAGAGGCAGACTGCCATAACTACGCGGTTTGGACGCCGATTCCGGTTCCGCATCGCATCATTGGCCTGGGGTATGCCGACATCGCAGCCGAATCGCAGCGCCTGAAAACTGCCCTGACTCGTCAGTTCGTCGATTCGATCTTCCTGGCGAACAATCCTCGTACCTACGTCAACATGACGGCGCAGGTCAACATCGAGGACATGCTATCAAACCGGATTGGGGGCATTATCCGAGGCAACGGGCCGGCGCAGGATGCGCTCAGCCCGGTCAAAACGACGCTGGTAGCCTCGGAATCGCTTCAGGCCATCGAGTTTGCGGACACGCAGCGCGAGCAACGCACCGGGGTGACTCGATACAACCAGGGTCTGGATGCTGACAGTCTGAACAAGACGGCTGCGGGCGTACAGAAGGTCATGAACGCGGCCCAGAAGCGGCTGTTGTTGACCCTGCGGATATTTGCGGAAACGGGCGCCACTGACCTGTTCAAACTGGTCTTGCGCCTGGTCACGAAGTACCAGGACGTGCCAAGCACGATCCGGCTTCGGGATGAATGGGTCAACTTCGACCCCAGAGGCTGGAACCCAGATATGGATGTGTCCATTGAGGTGGGCATCGGATCAGGCGACCGCACCGAAACTTTGATGATGCTGCAGCAGTTCGGCCAGTTCATGGCCCAGGCTGCACAGGTTGGGGTTGTTGGCCCGCAGCAGGTATACGAGTTCGGCAAGCGCCTGATCAAGAATGCCAAGATCAAGGGCGGCGAGGATGATCTGCTGCTCGACCCGAGCAAACAGCCCCCGAAACCCCCGCAGCCGAATCCTGAGATGCTAAAGATTCAGGCTCAGCAGCAGATCGAGCAGGCGAAGCTCGCCGCGAATCAGCAGTTGAAGCAGGCCGAATTGGCGCAACAGGCGGAAATCGAGCGGTTGAAGGCTCAGTATCAGGCCCAAGTGGATCAGGCCAAGTTCGCCGCCGAGTCTGAGCAACAGCAGTTGCGCATCCAGATGGAGGCGGAACTGAACCAGATGCGCCTGAACAACGAAATGCAGGTGCAGCAGGCTCGCATGGCGTTCGAGCGCTGGAAGGCAGAAGGGGACTTCGCGACCAAAATACAGGTAGCCAATATCAGCAGCAAGGCGAAGGTGGACAACGAGGCTACACAGGCGGCGACTGCTGAGATTGCCAGGGAGGTTCGGCCATGAAAGGCTTCGACCTTGCGCAGTTGGCCGGCCTGTTCTCCGGGGTGCCGCTTCCTGAGCCGCAAGAGAGTCGGTACCGTTTGTGGGCGCTATTTAATGACATTCCACAATCGAACGATTACGACATGCGGGGGTTTTACAAGGGTTTGATGAGCCTGGATTCTGACGCCGGATCAGCGATCAATCCGAACGACAACCAGATGCACTTCCCCGACAAATGGAAGTTGCCGAACCACCCGTCATTTTCCACGGACAGTAAGTATTACGACGCGGCGAAGATGCCGGGCACGCCAAGCTGGTTCGGGGGCAATCTGCCCAATGGTGGCGCCTCCTGGGCGTTGCGGCGGCCAGATGGCTCGCCGGTCATGCAAGAGGCGCCGTGGTGGGTCAATGGGATTCTTGGGACGAAATGAACCAACAGAACGATCTCGCCAAGGGCGAGCAAGCCCGCACGCTGCTATCTGAACCACTATTCAATGAGGCGTTCGACACTCTGGAGGCCTCGTTGGTCGATATGCTGCTGGCGCTGCCCATCGAGGCGGATGATCAACGGTTGAGGGTGGTGTGTATGCACAAGGCTGCCCAGCAGGTACGGCAAATACTGGCCAGTTACGTCGCCGGCGCAGAGATCGCCCGGGCGGACATCCTGCAGGAAGAGCAGCGCAAGTCCGTATTGGAACGAATCAAGGAGCGTGTTCGCCGTGGATGAGAGAGAAGAGTTGTTCGCCAAAGCCCAGGATATGGGCCTGAATCCGGACAAGCGGTTGGGCCTGGAACGGCTGCGTAAGCTGGTGGCCGGGGAGGTAGAGGCGCCGCCGTCTGAAAGCCCCAAGCAAGATGCTGCGCCAACGCTGAAAGACTACATCGCCCAGGTCGAAGGCAAGCACGTCGACCGTGACGTTTACGCGGCGGTGGTGACCCATCCCACCGCTGACGAGCGCGTCTACCCGGGGCGGTACAGCGGTATCCGCGTGGTGCGTGGCCCGCTGTCTGTCCGCTACAGCGACGGCACGACCGAGTAATTTCAACCCGACCCGCAGCGGTTTCTGCGGGGCGACCAGTTAGGACCAAGCAACAGGGCTGCACTTCGGTGCGGCCCTTTTCGTTTGCAGTCACACCTGGCCGGCACTGAGTTCCAACCATGGAAAACGATACGCCTGAACAGACCACCTCAGCCGAGGACATCGCAACCGGACTGCTGTACCCCGAGGAAGGCCAACCGAAGAGCCCGGAGCCCGAGACGGAAGACCAGCAAGACGGAGAGATCGAGGAAGGCCAGGAAGCACCTGACGAAACGGACGAATCCGAGGACGCCGGCGAAGAGGCCGATAACGAATCCGAGGACGAGGACGAGCAGCCCGGACAAGCCGATTCGGCCCCGGCTGATGACCAGGTTGTGAAATGGCAGACCGCAAACGGCGAGACTTTCGAGGCTCCGCTATCGGAGCTGAAGGCCGGCTACATGCGTTCTGCGGACTATACACAGAAGACGCAAGCGCTTGCCGAGGATCGAAAGGCGGCTGAACAGGCATTGCAGTCGAAAGTTCAGGAAGCCGAGCGCTATACGGCAGAGCTGGGGCGTCTCGCCACTATCGGTGAGCAGGTCAAGAACTACGAAACGTGGCTCGCGCAAGCCGCGCAGCGTGGGGAAGATCCTCAAGTGATTGCCCAGGCTCAGGCCCAGTACGTTTTGCTGCGCCAGCAGCACGAAGACGCACGTGGCGCGCTGCTGCAAAAGCGTCAACAACTGATGCAGCAAGCCGAACAACAGCGCTCTCAGGAGTTCCAGCAAGCCACTCAAGCGGCACTGGAGCATCTGGGCAAGGTGATTCCGAAATTCGACGCAGCAACGCACATCCCCGCGCTGCGGGAGTACGGCCTGAAGTCCGGGTTTACAGCCGAGGAGCTGGCGCAGGTCGCTGATAAGCGGCATTTCGAGGTTCTGTGGAAGGCGTCTCAGTGGGACGCCCTGCAGGCCAAGAAGCCCGAAGCGGTGGCCAGGGCGAAAGCCGCGCCGCCGAAGACGACCAAGCCCGGGCACTCAGCTCCGCCGCCCTCAGCCGTCGACCGTGCGGCCAAACAATTCAAGGCGAAAAAGGACGCGCACTCGTTTGCCGCCTTGCTCGCTGCAACCAATTCCGTATAGAGGCTCATCATGGCTAAACTTGCCAACTCTTTCGCCACCCAAAACGCGATTGGCGACCGCGAAGAACTGGCCGACAAGATCTACGACATTTCTCCCGAAGAAACGCCGTTCCTGTCGTCGATCAAGCGCGGCAAGGTCAACTCGGTATTCCCCGAGTGGCAAACCGACATCCTGGCGTCTGCCAGCAACAACAAGGTCGTCCAGGGCAACGAGGCGACCATCAGCGCAACGGTTCCGACCGTTCGTGTCGGCAACCGCACCCAGATCAGCGAAAAGACTTTCGCTGTGACGGGCACTCAGGAAGTGGTGGACAAGGCCGGCCGCAAGTCGGAAGTCGCCTATCAGGCCACTCGCCGCATGCTTGAGCTCAAGCGCGACCAGGAGTTTGCCGCGCTGCAGAACACGACCGCCATCGCTGCGGCCGATGCGACCGCTCCCCAAGCTCGTGGCGTGGCCGGCTGGATTGCCACGAACAACAGCCTGGGCGCCACCGGGGTCGCTCCTGACCCGATCACCAACACCGCTCCCGTGGACGGTACGCTGCGCGACCTGACCGAAGACCTGTTGAAGGATGTCGCTCAGCAGGTCTGGGAGGCGGGCGGTAACCCGACGAAGTTGTTCGTTCCTGGCGCTCTGCGGGCGACCGTTTCGGCATTCACCGGCATCGCTGACGCGATGAACGACGTGAAGTCGAAGGCCGCCACTATCGTTGGTTCTGCGGATATCTACGTCGGCGACTTCGGCACTTACGCCATCGTCAACAGCCGGTACAACCGTGCCCGCGACATCTTCCTGATCGACCCGCAGTATTGGGAGCTGGGCACCCTGCGCCCGATGTCGATCAAGACGCTGGCGGTGACCGGTGACAACGAGAAGCGCTTGGTCAATTGCGAATGGACGCTGAAGGCGCTGAACGAAGCCGCCTCGGGCGCCATCCGCGACGTGGAAGCGCCGTAACCGTCATGTAGCAACCAGGAGGCCCCGGCAGCAATGTCGGGGCTTTTTTTATGTCCGCACGAATTCTCGACCGTTCGCCCGGGTCGGTGACGAAGTTCCACGATCTGGGGGACAAATTTGTCATCGCCAAGACCCAGGATGTAGAGGCGGTCGTAGAGGATGCCAAAGCGCGCCACAACGCGGGCGCCACCCAAACCGGCATGGGGGACAGGCATGCGATGCGTGTGCCGCTCATCCTGATCGACGCCTGGGCACGTAGAAAGGGCTTGACGTACGGTGAGGTCATGCGTGACCAAGCTCTGCTAAAGCAATTCGTCGAAGACCCCGAGAACGCCGATTTCCGGGTCTGGAAGGGGGCATTATGAGCTACGTGCTGCCCGGCGGCGCTTCGTCTTCGGTAGTTGGCGCGGCTGACTATTTGGGGCTTCGGCAGATGGTTGCCCAATGGCTCAACCGCACCGATCTTACGTCCCGGATACCCGATTTCGTCCGCCTTGCAGAGGAAGAGCACCGCAGAGACGTGCGTGTGCAGGCGATGGAGCAGGTTGTGGTGGGGGCGCTCCAGGGCGGCGTCTTGAATTGCCCGCCTGACTTCCTGGAGGCGCGTCTTTTGACCGTCGAGGGCAAGCCTTACACCTATTCGAGGCTCCAGTCCTTCAGAAGCCTTGAGCAATGCGGAATTGTCCGCCGCGTCTTCACGCATGTCGGGCAGTCTATCGAGGTACTTGGGGGTGATGACGGTCAGTACGTTCTCGATTATTGGGCGTCGTTCGCGCCCCTTGTGGACGACACGGACACCAACTGGCTGCTCCAGAACGCCTACGACTTGTACCTATGGAAGGCCTGCGAGAAGGGCTGCGTCTGGCTGAGGGATGCTGACGGGGCGCTGGCCTACCGACAGCTCTATGACGACGCGCTGTCGAAATTGAACCAGGCTGAATACGACAAACGCTATAGCGGTTCTGAGTTGCTGATGTTGTCTCCGGGGGTGGTGTGAGCCAGATTCTGGGATTCTCTCCTGACGCTGATCCGACGCCGCCCGGCATGATTGTGGACTGCGAGCTGATGCTGCCCTACGAGTTAGGGATGCGCGCGGCCCCCACGGCGGTTGGCGTTGGACTGCCGGCCTTAGATGAGCCGGCACGGGGCGCATTTGTTGGCGCGAACCTAGCGGGAGCGCGCCGGCTGCTGGTCGGCACCCCCACGGCGCTCCTGCAGGCTGGAGCGGGCGCTTGGACAGACGTTTCAGAAGATGCCTACAGCCTCGGGCAGGATGATCGCTGGTCGTTCGCCCAATTTGGCGATTCAACCTTGGCCGCAACCCCTTCCTATGGGATACAGCGGTCTATTGGAGCGGAATTCGCCACTATTGAGGACGCGCCACACGCGAAGATTTTGGTTTCCGTAAAGGGGTTCGTGCTCGCGTTCGGGACCAGCGACCCCACATATGACGACTCCCCGGACCGCTGGTGGTGCTGCGCCTACCTGAATGAGACGGATTGGGTGCCAAGCCTGGCGACACAATGCACGACCGCCCGTCTAGTCGAGTCTGGGGGCGCGTTTACCGCCGCCGCGCGGTTTGGCGATGACGTGGTGGCGTACAAGCGCAATGCGATGTGGCTGGGGCGCTATGTTGGCGCGCCTTCGGTATGGGATTTCATTCCCATTGCCTCCGACATCGGATGCGTTGGGCAAGAGGCGGTCTGTGACACGGGTACAGGCCATATTTTCGTCGGCATCGACGATATTTACCTTTTTGACGGCAATCGCCCGCAATCAATCGCCAAGGGCCGATGCCGTGATTGGTACGTAGCGAATCGTGACCCGAAGCAGATCAGCAAGACTCGTGTGTTGTGGGATCGGCAGAACGCCATGGCGTGGATTTTCTTCGCGTCTGTCAGCGGCGGCGGAGAGGTTGATTCCGGGTTGGTGTATCACCTGAACACCGGGCGGTGGGGCCGGGCCAATTTCAACGTCGAGGCGGTAGTGACATATTCGTCGCCTGCCATCACGTATGACACCGGGTCACCGATTATCGATACATACGACGATGGCCCCGACATTCCGTTCGATTCGCCCTTCTGGAACGAAAGCCAGGAACTGATTGCGATCATCGACGGGACCAATGAGCTAAAGACGTTGAGCGGCCGGCCCGGGAAGTCGAGCTTCACCACTGGCGATTACGGCGATGAGCAGATGTACACCATTTGCCCGTCACTCAAGATTCGATACAAGCAAGCCCCTGACTCAGCCACTGCCTACGGTTACGTAAAAGATGACCTGGGGCGTACTGAGCAACAAGCGTCTTCCGCTTTGCGTGACGATGCGGCGTTCGATCTTCGGCAAACCGGCCGCTGGCATAGGTTCCGCGTGTCCCAGACCGGGCCGGCTGAGGTTCTGGCCATCTTGCCGACTTTGACCCAGGCGGGGTCGCGATGAAGCAGCCGGTCAATACGTTCTTCGATGCCTCCAGTTTGTCGGGGCTGGCCCGCCAGCTCAATGATGTTGTGCGCCGCACGAATGGGCAACTGAATGATCTTTCCGAGGGGAAGCTCGCAGCGGAGCATTCCGCCCAACAGTCGGCGCCTGAGCACGGTCCATACGGGGTGGGGGACATCGTGCCGAACAGCGCGCGCGGCGTGGTGTTGGGCGCGGAGGGGAGCCAATACTTGCTCTTGGGGTGGATGTGCATTGCGGCTACTGAACCTCCGGAGTGGGCCGAAATGCGCGTTTTGACGGGTACGTGATGGCAGAACTTAAACAAATTCCTCCGGCTTTCATTGATCGCGCGTGGGCGGACGGCGCGCACCAATTGTCGAAGGCTTGCGAGGCATCCGGCGGTGAAATTACGGCCGATCAACTCAAGATGATGCTCAGCCGGGGCGAGCGCACTTTGCTGGCGGTAATGAACGACGGCAAGCCGGTTGGGTGGCTGGTGATCCATTTGGATCAGCTTCCGAACGTCCGGGCATTGCACGTGTGCGAGCTCTATGCGCCTGGCGCCACGTTCAGCGAGTGCCGGGACCAGCTTTGGGAGTACGCCCGCCAGAACGGATGTAGCGAAATCCGGTGCTCTGCGCCTCCGGTTCAGGCGAGGTGGAATCGCATGCGCTGGGGATTTGAGCCGATCTACACCACCTTGCGGGTCAAGCTATGATGAACATTCGAATCGAACTTCGCCGGGTCGCGGCCGGCCACCACGGGATTTACAAGGGCGGCGGGTCGTCGACCACGACGACCGAAATCCCTGATGAATTGAAACCGCTGGCGTCGGCATATGCAGAGCGCGCGATGGACTTGGCGGACAACCCGTACAGGCCATACACGGAGCAGCGATTCGCCGATCAGAACCAACTCCAGACCGACGCTTACAACAACCTGCAGAACCTCGCTAATGGGCAGGGCGGCATGTCGGATGCATCATCCGCGATGCTGGATCAGATCGCCAGCGGGCAGGGGAACAATCCCTACCTCGACCAGTTGGTGTCAAGCGCGCAGAAGTCGGTTACCGACGCCTACAACAACAACGTGGCCCCCAGTCAGACGACTGCGGCGGTTAACTCGGGGTCGTTTGGTAACTCCGGCCTGCAGCAGGCCCAGGCCTACGACCGAAGCCAGTTGCAGCAGAACCTCGGCAACATCGCCACGTCGATGTATAGCAACGCCTACAGCACCAACCAGGCCAACGCGCTGACGGCAGCGGGCTTGCAGCAGCAGGGCGCGGCGAATCAAGCCAATCTGAACAACTCGCTGTTGAATGCCGGGAACAATGCCTACAACCAGGATCAGCAGCAATACGACTTCAACTACGACCAGTGGGTTGACCAGCAGAATCAACCGTACAAGAACCTCGACGTATTGGGAGCGCCGTTCTCGATGAATCTGGGATCTGTCACGAAGACCAGCGGCGGAGGTAAATAATGTTTTGGGTGCTACCTCTTGCCGGCGCTGCTCTGGGCGCGCTGGCTGACAACAAGAAGCCCCTGCGTGGCGCAGCCATTGGCGCGGGGGTCGGTGCTACGGGCGGATTATTGGGGGGCGCTGCGGCCGGTGGGGCGGCTGCGGGGGGCGCTGCAGGAGGGGCTGGTATATCGGCAGCCCCCGGCCTTGCGGGCGGCGCGGCGACTGGCGGTATGGGCGCGGGCGGCACGCTTGGCGAATTCGCAGCTGGGCTTTCCGCGCATCCCATCGCGCCCGCAGCCGCGCAGACTCCCGGGTTACTGTCGCAGGCTAGCCCCTATATCAAGGACGCAAATAATGTTCTTGGTGCAGCCTCGTCAGCGAAGAATCTGGGGGCGCAGCAACAACAACAGGCGCCGTCAGCCGGACTTGGCAGCCGTCAACCGGTCATCCTGGGACAGAACGGCCTGACCGCCAACCAGCGCCGTCAGCGTGGACTATTGGGGTAAGAGATGGCTCAGTTTCTTGGCATGGACTTCGGCGACAACGCCGGGCCGCTGCTTCAGGGGTTGCTCGCCGGAGCGGGCGCGGCTCTGGCATCTCGCGGTAATCGCGCCCAGGCTATCGGGTCGGGGTTGCTGGGGGCGGTTGGGGGCTATAGCGGGGGGCAACATAATGCGCTGATGTCCGACTATCGCAACACGCAGATGGCGGCCCAGAAGCTGGCGCAGGACAAGGCGCAGCGTCAGCAAGCCTACCTGCAGGGTTTCGGGCAGCCTACGGGAGTGCCATCTTCTGGTGTTGCGACGGCAGCCCCCGCCGGGCAACCCGGCCCGACACAGCAACAGCCCGGTTACACCTGGGCGGGTCTGCTTCAGGCCGGGTTTGACCCGGATACCGCCAAGAAGATTCTGTCGCAGGGTGGGCCTGTGGTGAAGGACTTCGATCTGAAGGATGTGACACCAGAGTCATACCGGCGCTACCTGCAGACCAATAACCCCGCCGACTTGCAGTCCAATCAGTTCATGGACCCGAATCAGCCGTTCCTGCGTGACGCGAATGGGAATCTGGTGCCGAACACCCCGTATCAGCGATTTGCGTTGCAGAAGGCGTCGGCTGGCGCTGCGCGTACCAATGTGAGAGTCGAGAACAAGACCGGCGAGAGTTTGGCGGGGCAGATCGGGCCGATGATGAAGGACAGCCTAGGCGATGCTGAGGCCGCCGTAACGGGGATGGATGCCGCCAACCGAGTAATGTCTGCCCTGAATAGCGGCAACGTATTCTCGGGCAAGTTGGGCAATGCTGGGCTTACCGTCACTCAGTGGAAGGACGCGCTCGGAATCTCCGGCCCCGATGACAAGGCGGCTCTTGCGAACACCCGCAGTCTGATGCAAGGCCTCGCCCAACTCACGCTCCAGGGGCGTCAGCAAATGCGCGGCCAAGGCCAGATTACCGAAAACGAAGGGAAACTGGCCGAACGCGTGTCGTCGGGCGACTTTACCCTAACTCCGTCCGAACTTCGGGCGCTGGCGGGCGCCGCTCAGCGCACTTCCCAGCACCTCTACGGCCGCTATCAACAGCGGTTCGACGCGCTCAAGGGTAACGCGGACTATGCGCCGATGGCGCCGTACTATGCCGCGCCGGCACTCCCCGAGGCTGTTTCCCCGCAGAGCGCTGGGCCGTCGTCCCCCGCAATTGATAACCTGCTGAACAAGTACCGTTGATATGGCTACGATGCAAGAGCTGGAAGCGGCGCTCATCAAAGCGGATGCGGCGGGCAACACGGCGGACGCCAAGGTGTTCGCCGACGAAATCCGGCGCCTGCGCGCTGCTGGCCAGCCCCCGGAAGGGAACGCGGTGGGAGATTTCGTTCAGGGCATCGGCGGCGGGTTCGGCCGCGTTGCTACGGCAGCGGCAGAGTTGGTCCCGCGCGGGCTGGATGCAATCGGCCTGGAGCGCGCTGCCGAATGGGCGCGCAACGATATTGCCCCCTCGCGTCAGAACCTTGACGCAGGCATGGCTCGCCTCAAGGCCCGTAGCCCAATGGCGACGGGCGCAGGTGAGCTTGTCGGCGAGATTGCTGCCACCTACCCCGTCGGCGGCGTCTTGGGCGGCGCCGTGCGGGGCCTGGGGGCGGCTACAGGCGCAGGGCGGGCTGTAGCCCCGTTGGCGGACGCCCTGAGTTCGGCCGGACTGCGCTCTGGCGGGGTTGGGGGAGTGGGCGGCCTGGCGCTGAAAAGCGCGGGGGGCGCAGCCACGGGCGGTGCCGCGACGGCGCTAGTAGACCCACAGGCGGCGGGGCAGGGGGCTTTGCTTGGTGGGATGCTGCCTGGAGTCTGGCAGGGCACCAGCCGCGTAATGGGCGCGGCGGGAAAGGCCTTTCGTCCTGATGTGGCAGCACAGCCGCTTGCACAGCGAGCCGTCGAACTGGGCGCTCCACTAGGCGTGGCCGATCTTTCCAACAACGGCATGGTGCGCGGCGCGCGCTCGATTCTGAATGATTCGATTTTTGCGGGCGGCGTAGGTGCAAAGCAGGAGGCTGCAAAGCAGGCCTGGTTTAACAAGGCAGTCGGGCGCACATTTGGTGCAGAGGCAGAATCATTAACCCCGGAAGTCATGGACGCCGCCAAAAAGCGGCTGGGGGACGAGTTCGACCGGATATGGGGTAACAACAACATCCGGGTTGATGACGAGCTCTTGGGGTCGCTTTCCAAGCTCCGCAATGAAGCAAACCTGCTGCCAGAGGGCGAGCAGCGCCGTTTGTTGTCTCATCTGGACGACATAGAGTCCCGAGTGGTCCCTGGCGCAGATGGTTCGATGATGATCCCGGGGGAGGTGGCCAACCGCTTCCAGTCTTCGCTGCGGCGTACCGTGGATGGCGCGCAGGGCTTTTTGAAGAACAATTTGAACGAGCTGCGCCAGTCGGTCGTGGGGGCGTTCAATCGTTCGGTCAGCCCGCAAGATGCGGCTGCGCTAAAGCTTACCCAGGGGCAGTACAAGGCAATGAAGACGGTCGAGCCGTTGCTTCAAAAGGCCGAAGCGAGTGTTGCAGGACGAACGCCCGGCGACATTCCGCCCGCACTCCTGTCGCAGGCTGTGGTGAACTCGTACAAGGGTGGGGTTGCCAATTCGCCGCTTACCGAAGTCGCCCAAATTGGGCAGCGGTTTCTGGTGGACCGAGTTCCCAGGACAGGAGGTAGCCCCCGGGCACTCTTGCAGAACGCGGCAATCGGAGGCGCCCTCGGGACTGGGGCGTGGATGAACCCCTACACGCTTCTAGCGGTGCCAGCGGCGATGGGGATCAACCGTGCATTGGGATCGCCCGCCGTGGCGCGTGGGCTGATGGCCGCCCCGCAGGCTGGGGGGCTGCTGTCAGGAGGCGGCATCAGCGGTGGTTTGCTCGATCTCGCCGTTCGCGCCGCGCCTCTTCTATCGTCTTCCCAGTGATAAAGGCGTAGAGGAAGCTTGCGATTCCAATGATGATTGCACCGCCGATGAGCTTAATCCACAGCCAGTCAGTGAATTCCAAGGGTTCCCCCTCAATCAAGATCTAAGCATTGAGCCGCCTTCGGGCGGTTTTTTATTGGGCCTCGCCAAGTGCGGGGCCTTTTTCATTGGAGCCAGCAAATGCCGGTCCCCGCATCACTAGACGATATTAGCACCACTCCGGCAGAAAACAGCCCGGCGGGCACGGAAAGCGTTTTCCCGGCCCTGGACGACTACCTTCGCACCGTTTTTGCGTTTATCGCTCAGGTGCGGGAGGGGCCGGTTCTGCTGACTTCGTTCCCTGACGATTTCCTCACGCTCGCCAAGCTCGCTCAGGCCGTCCAGCACGGGGTTGCCCAGCCTGGGGACTTCAAGTGGCGATTCACAGCCACACCTGGCGATGGGTGGCTTGTTTGTAACGGGTCGGCTGTCTCCAGGACGGAGTACGTCCTGCTGTTCGACGCCATCGGCACGACTTACGGGGCAGGGAACGGGACGACGACGTTCAACCTACCCGATCTACGTGCGGAATTCATTCGCGGCTGGGATGGGGGCCGGGGAGTGGATGACGGGCGCGTGCTGGGCAGCTCTCAGGCTGATTCGTTCCGTTCGCACACCCACACCGCGACGGCGTCCGCCGAAGGCCTTCACCGCCACAACAACGGGTCCGGGAACCAATCCGAGGGGCGCCCCGGCGGGGCGGTGACCGGCACAGGCGCGGGCTCGCAGTCTGTCACCGGATACGACGGCGAACACACCCACACGATCACCGTTACGTCGGCCGGGGGAACGGAAACGCGCGGGCGCAACGTCGCACTGCTTCCTTGCATTTTCACGGGGCTCTGAGCATGCAGAAATACAAAAGCAACCTGCAGGACGCAGTGGGGCGAGCGATCGCTAACGCCCAGGTCACCGTACTCAACATCGATGGATCGGTCGCAGAACTGTTTTCCGATAACGGCGTCACGCCGTTAGCCAATCCGCTTGTGACAAACAAGCAAGGCGAATTCCAGTTCTATGCCGAGAATGGTCGGTACTCGTTGAGCATCCGCGCTCCTGGCTACACGGGCGAATCGGATATCGATGTTGTGCTGATGTTCGATCCAGATGACTTTTTGAGTGATGTGATAGGGCCGGACGTGGCGGCGGCCGAGCAAGCTGCGCAAGACGCAGAGGCGGCGCGGGATGAGGCTGTCGCGGTCGTCAACGGACTCGGCGGCCTGGAGGGCGCGATAGCCGAAGCGGAGGCCGCTGCGGCGAACGCTGGCAATGAGGCCGACCGGGCGCAAACCGAGGCGAACCGCTCAGACACAGAAGCGGACCGCGCGAAGGATGAGGCCGACCGGGCGGGCACCGAGGCGGATCGCGCTGAAATGGCGGCGGATGCGGCGGCTCTGAACGCTGGTATCTACCCGGACACCACTGACGGCCTAGCCGCGACGACCGACGGCCAGTACTTCAGCGTCCCCTCTGATGACGAGGCGGGCTACCTCGATCTGTATCGCAATGACTCTGGCGATGCGACCAAGGTCGATACCTATCCGAACAAGGCGGTAGTGTTGGCCGAGGTAGCCGAGCGGACATTTTTAGTGCACCGCGAAGATGTCTTGGTGGTGCCCGACTATGGCGTCCCGATCGCTGAAGTGCAAGTTGATGCCGACGACCGCGTGACCTATATGCGGTTGCTCGCTGGCCCAATTTATCGCGAAGCCGCCGAGGGGTTGGTCCGTGTCTTGGACTCAACGGACATGGATATCGAAACCTCGGACGCAGTGCTTGTTCCTACGGTCAGGTCAGCCCTATCTAGTGTTTGGTTGGACAACGACGACCGAGTGCAACGTGCCGTAACGGCGCGTGGAGAGTGGCGCGCGACAGACAGTGGCCTCAGTTTGCCGGCGTCGTCGTCGGACCCTGACACCTTCGACTTGGTGATCTACGGGGCGACACTCTCTGGGTTGTGCGCCGGTATTGCAGCGGCGCGCGAGGGTCGCCGCGTAGCGATATTGGAGCCAACTGAGTTCGTGGGTGGGGCCATCGTGGCCGGACTGGCGTATCAGGATTTCACCAGCCCCAACGCGTTCACCAGGAGCTGTCTACGCGGCATCGCCCGTGAATACTATTCGATGTTGGCGCCCTACAACTTGAAGCGGGCATTGGATGGTGGGCAGACCAATCAGAGCATCCTTAACGAGTTTCGAGGCGGCCCGCAGTTCCGTTTGCACCCCGCCGACGCTCGTGAGGTATTCGAAGAGCTGATCAGCCGATATGGTATTCACGTGCGCTTGGGCGTACGTATTGATGCTGCTCGCCATGTATGGCGCCGGGGCAGGAGGATTGGTGGCATCGTGACGCCCGCTGGTGTTGTGAAGGGGAGATACTTTATCGATGCCAGCTATGAGGGCGACCTCATCAAGCATTCGGGAGCTGGCTACCGTTACGGTCGAGAGTCAGAAACTGAGTACAACGAGCAGGGCGCTGGGTTTCGGCGCGCGAACGCGCGCACGGTTGCGGGGTACAGTACGAACACGTTTTATCCGGTGGGATCTGATCCGGGCACGCCGCACGGCGGGGCGGACGACGGATGCATGGGTTTTTGCTTCCGTGGGGTGATGACTCAGGAGGCGGAGCGGCTGCCCTGGCCGATGCCGGATGGCTACAACCGAACGGACTTTCTACCGCTGGCCGAGCAGATCGACGCTTATGGTGAAACCGCTTTTGTTACCAATGTCCCGGGTTTCGACAGTGGCGCGGGCGGGCGCTTCCACGCCTACGATTTGCGGAACAACCAGCGGGTCAACTGGAATAGTAATCCCTGGTTGAGCCTCGATCTGATTGGCAAGACGAAGAATTACCGAGACGGCAACTGGGCGGCCCGCGATGCCTTTGTGGCGGAGTTGGAATATTGGAACAAGGGGCTGTTCTATTTCCTTGCCAATGATTCTGCTGTTCCTGAAGGGATACGAACTAAAGCGAATAGCTGGGGCCTGCCTGTTGATGAGTTCCAGGATTCGCCATTGGGGGTCGGTTGGCCGCATTGGCCTTATATCCGTGCAGGTATTAGATTGCGCGGGGCCGAAACGCTGACGGGTGTTCATCAGTTGGCGGGGCAAACGTGGCCGACCCGGGTGATCTCCTGGGTTTATCAACAGGACAGCAAAGCGTGCACTGCGTGGGCACATCCGGCAGACCCAACCGCCGTGTTGGAAGAGGGGTATATCCCTGCCCCGGACCTGACGGCACCTTACGAAATTCCCGCCGAAGTGATGTTCGAGGCCGAGGGCGGCCTGGAAAATCTGCTCGTATCGAACCTTATCAGCTGCACGAATGTGGCTTGGACCGCATACCGCCTAGAGCCGGCATTGGGGATGATGGGGCATGCGGCTGGGCTGTTGGCGGCGCAATGCATGGACCGCGCAGATGCCGCAGTGCAGGACTATGACTACAACGATCTTCGCCTGCGACTGAACGCTGGCGGCTTCAATTGGTAGAGGGAAAAAATGGACGTTCGAATTACTCGCCAGCCTACTCCGTCGGACAACGAATCTCTGCCGGGGATTTTGACCAATGCCGCAGAAATCGCGGTAGTTCAGCATTCCGCCTGCCGTGCCTACTACAAGCCTACGCGGGCGATGATTCAAGGCCTCACATCCGCCAGGCCGTTCGGAGTGCGCTCGTTCTCGAATTTTGATTCCTCCGTCATGTTTCCCTTTGATGCCGACTATTCTCCTGGTGTTGGGTCAGGTTTTCTGGAGTTCGGCACGGATGACACGCCGGCCAATAACGGCAACCTTTACGCGGGGCCTAACTTGGTCGCGCTCGATTTTCAATCTGGTTTCACGATGGGAGCGGTGTTCCGAGCGCCAGCCGACGGTGGTGGTGCGATCGTCGGCAATATGGTGAATCAACAGAAGGTTGGGGAAAACTCGGCTAATCAGCGTTGGGCAGGTATTGCTCTTGGCTTCGGCGATACCGTGGACGTAGGGTCGTTGTTCGCCATGTTCTCAGGGCAGGCACTTCGCGTGCGAACGACGGGCTCGCACGACTGGCGTGATGGGAACTGGCACGTCGCGGTATCAATTTTCGATTACGAGAACCAGCTTCTGAAAGTTCGCGTTGACGGCGGCCTTGAAGGCTCAATCGAAACTCAGACCGGCACGGGAACGCCCCGCGACATTACCGTGGTCGGCGGCGGGCAACAGCTCCGTATGGGCGCAACTGGCTTGCCTGATGGGCCGACCGACTACCACTTCAAGGGTGATATTGCTCGCACTTTTGTCATGGCGTCTGGATCGGTTTCTGGTTCGATTATTACGGCCTGGGAGGCGTCCATGATTGAACAGTTCGGCATTGTTGCCCAAGCGTAGGCGGTGCCCAATTCACTCATCGGGAGGCTGTATGCCTCAAAGGACTCTCAAGATGCAAGCTGAAATCGCCGCAGAGGCCGGGAAATCCACGCCACCGGCAGCCGTCGCGGCAGTTGAGGCGGTGGCCCGCGACGGGATAGGGCCGGTAGGCTGGGCGACTCTGGCATACATCGCACTACAGTCGGCGTACTTGTTGTGGAAATGGTGGCGGGACTGGAAGCGTGCGAAAGCTGAGGGGACAGCATGAGGGTTGGCGCCAAGATCGCGGGCGGGGTGATCGCCGCTGCCGTTTCGCTGGTGGCGACCTTCGAGGGCCGTTCGCTTGTGGCTTACGTTGACCCGGTTGGCATCCCGACGATCTGCGAGGGTTATACGCACGGCGTGAAGCTGGGTGACGTGGCCACGCATGAGCAGTGCGACGAGCTGACCCGGCAGGAGGTCGTGCAAGCCCTGGCGGTGGTGGACAAGTCGGTAAGCCGGCCTTTGCCTGATGGGGTGAGGGTCGCGCTTACCAGCTTCGTCTACAACGTCGGGCCCGGGGCCTATGGCGGCTCGACGCTGCTGCGCCTTCTGCGCGCTGGCGATATCCGTGGGGCCTGCAACCAGTTGCCGCGCTGGGTATACGCCGGAGGGAAGAAGCTGCGCGGATTGGAGCGCAGGCGGGAAGCGGAGCGGCAGATATGCCTATCTGGGCTGTAAAGCTGCTCGCTGGCGTGGTGCTGCTTGCCGGGGCGATCCTGGCCTGGCAGTGGCGCTGGTCGTCGGGCTATGACGCAGGCCATGCGGCGGCCCAGGCCGAAGCCCAGGCCCTTACCGCCGCCATCGAGCGCGGCATGCAAGCGGAGAAAGACCGTGCAGATGCGGAATATCGAGGGGCGATCCTGGCGCGTCAGGCTACTGATCGTCTTGTTGCTGACCAGCGCAAGCGCATTGACGGGCTGCTCGACCAGCTACGCCGTCGTCCCGAAACTGCCCGAGCCAGCAGCGGATTTGATGAGCCCGGAGAAGACTGGATCGGAATATTCGGCCAGTGTGTCGCGGAATATGAGCGAATGGGCGCAGAAGCTGGAAGGCTGGCTGACAAGGTAAATGGCCTGCAGGGCTATGTCAGGGCGATTCAGGCCCGTTGAGAAAATACTGTTCAGATATCCAGCGATCTGGAATCGAACGTCAAATTTCCCCCACACCTATCCGCAAAAGAAAAAGGCCCTCATCGCTGAGAGCCTTGATTTTGCTGGAGGCGCAAGCCGGAATCGAACCGACGTACACGGATTTGCAATCCGCTGCATAACCACTCTGCCATTGCGCCAGGGGCAAGTTCTGCCAAGCCCGCGATTATACAGGAATTGGCGC